GTTTGACAACCATTTTCTCTGTTCAGCTTCTTCGATACGTTGACCTGAACAGATATTCGACAGAAGTCCCTTCCTTCTCTCTTACTTCCATATTCTTACTTTCACTCTTTAGTTGAGCTTGTGTTCACCGACGGTCCAATGAAGACATTTTATGTCTTTGCTGACCCCGATCCCCCGCTACCTGTGCCTGGATCACCTTACGTCCCTCCCATCAATCCACCCTTTGTTGACCATGCTGCTATTGCCTGGTATAACATGGGTTTCGAATACCGTCCCCATTTTTACCGCGCCAAAGGAAATTTTCCGAGGCAGATCTTTATTAGCTCAGCTGGAGCTATTAGTCCCTATCCTGAATCGTTCCGTCAAGCTTCTCGCCGGCGGGCTCGTAGTGAGCGTGTTGCTCGCAAGTCCCTGAAAGAGCCCAGAGTGGCCTCCCCTGGTGTTAAAGCGCCCTTTGCTCAGGATCCTGTTGAGCCAGTCCCAAGCGTCACTAAATCCGACATCTCCTCTGAGTTTGTCGACCCCTCCTGGGGTGAAAGGAAAGGAAAGTCCCCAAAATTAAACTACACAATGGGACCTAGCGCCGCCGAGTTTTTCTTCGGAGCGCCTGTCCTTGGAAGAGGGGTGTGCACTAGATCCTCTCGGCTAGTGCGGACGGTGAAGTCGGGTAAGACCGAGAGGACCGCTGCTTGGCGTAATGCCGAGGAGTGTACTCAGCGCACTTCTTATAACCCCATCGGGTCCTCTGTTAAAGCACCAGAAGTTGTGCACCACAAGCGGGGTTTTTCTTACCCTGAAATAACTCACATTTTTGGGGGTTACGACCGCCATGACGTGGGCTCTACCTTCTTCACAAAAGAGCGGTCTCTAGATCGGCTCGTGGCTATGGCGGTGTCGAGGGTGAAACGCCATATGCCGTCGGCTACAACATTATTCACCTGCTTCTCGGGTCCTGCGGGGCTGGTCTTTGCTCGCCCAAAGAATTTGCGCGAGGTGGATATCTTTGTGAACCCTTTAAATGCCCCAAAGTTTAGGTTCACGGTCGTCGCCGTGTGGTACGCCGCGCACCTTTGTTTTCTTAATGGCGGCGACATCGCACCTCTTCTTTCTTTGTTCCGGGTGCCCGATATGCAGAGCGGGATGTGTTACCTAGCTCATGTGTTTCTTGTTTCTCTGACCTTGGGTGTGAGGGGTCGGTATAAGAGCTTTTTGAGCCTCGGTAGGTACCCTTCGGTTGAGGATTTCGAGCACCGTCTGGTGAGCGTCTTTGGGAACGACGCTCTCAGTGTGGCATATCGGGGCTCTTCCAGCGGTGGTGTTTTCCACTGCGACCTCACCCAAGACTACGCCTTTGTAGGAGCGGGGGAGCTTATCGGTGGTCTACCTCCTGTGCGGGTCCACCGCATTAAGTGCGATAGTGATTATCCCTCCGACTGCCCCCCCACATGGGAAAGTTTTTACTTTAGGGGTAAAGGGGTTAGTCGTGTGGTGAACTGTGTGAATAGGTTCATAGACACTTACCAGTTTCCCCAAAGCAGGCTTTATTCTCACTTCGTAAATGCTAGGGGTGATAGTGAGGGTGTCCTTGTGCCTTTGGGTCAAGGGTGGATTAAAGTGTACGTGAGGATTGGTACCGGGTGGGGTGTGTACTTCAGAAAATCTCATGCCTTGAGTCGAGTGCTCTCTTGGTATGTGACCGGGGAGTGCGCCGAACCTTTCTTCGATGAAGGCAGCGTGGAAGGTTTGTGTTACTTATCCCACTTGAACCGCGTCTCCTTGGAGACTGGTGTACCCTATAGGCAGGATAGGGCAGTCGCGATATTGAAGGATTACCCTACAGCCACTAAACTGCGTTGGTATGTTAAGTGGTGGTTTGGGAAAAGCGCTCTTAAAGTTCCCTTACACTGTGAGTTAAATGGGAAAAATGTGCATGCAACCAGCTACGGTTCACCTCGGGATATAAGCGGTTTCACATACACCACTCGAGTTGGGGGTAGTGTGGTTCAAGATGCCTGTCCACCCAATGATGTTGAAAAAATGCGCATCATAAGCGATTTAATGGGCAAGTTGCAGAACAATAGGGAGTCTATTTTGGTGAAGTCCATTGAGAAAGATCTTATTGATTTTTCAAAGTCCGTGTCCGATCTCAATAAGGAGAAGGAGACGGTTTTTGTTCCTTTTTCTGTTTCTGAGAGAGTTCAGGTTGTGTTGACCAAATCCTATCCGGAGTTCAACATAACGTTTACTCACTCCACCCACTCAGACCATGGTGCTGCTGCTGCTTCGAGGTTGCTCGAAAATGCTCTTCTACACAAGTATGCTGGGAGCAACTACTCGGACATAGGTGGATGCCCGAGGTACCATGTTAACAGCCGGCACGTTAGTGTGCATGTTTGCCGCCCGCTTATGGACGCTAAAGACTCTCAGCGTAGAATTATGCGTCATAGAGGTTATGATAATATGAAACTTGATAGTGATGATGTGTCAAACCTGACGGCTGTGTTGTCAACTTTGTCGTTTTGCTGCAAATCTGTGGAGGAGTGCACCCACAAAAGCAAGACCTTTACTATGGTGCAGGTGTATGACATCCCCTTGTTGACGCTTTTTGAAGCCATGGTCTTGAGGGAGTGTGATATAACTTATGCCACCATGATAACACCTGGAGAGATTCTGGACGGCCGTACTCAGTTCTATGTTGAAGATCTCGAGTGTGAGATAAAAATAAATGAGGGTGAGGATAGGTTGGTTTACGCCTTTCCAGGAAGCGTTTACACTCATTCTCTTAAGACTGTCCTGGGATACATGAAGAATCCCCTGACAGTTTATAAGGATTACTTGTTTTCCGTGGAGATGACTAGCTTGCGTAGTAGCGTTAATCTCTATGTTATCACTAAGTCTTCAGTATACCCGGATATACGGCAAACCAAATTAGTTCGCTTTAGGAGATGTGAGACTGATGTGGTGCGTGTGAAAATACCCAACTACTGCGCAAAGACTAGGGTGTGCAAACCGGGTCACAAGTACCTGTATTTGGACTCGAAATTTGTCATGCGTGTGTTGGGTCATATTATGAACACCTGCACAGTAGTCAACTCCAAGACTTTTGAGTGGGCTTTTACTTTCACTAAGGCTGCGACGTCGAGAGTGGTGGTTAGTGGAAAGGTGGTGTACAAGGACGTCGCCTTAGGAATCGAGAATTTAGATGGCTTTGTGGCTGTGATGCTCGCAGCCGGGGTGCGGAGCCGTCAGAACTCTGAGTATTTCTCTAAAAAACTGGCTCTCTACACCGGTGATGCTTCATGTTTTCAACTTGTCTTATTCGCTCTAAAAGAGAGATTTCTCGCTGTGATGTCGAGCATGCGTGAGTATGTCGCTAAGGTGATGAAGTCCTTTTTTAAAGAATACTTTTTTCTTGAGTTCATGGACATAGAAGAACCTTTCACCACTATATCTGAATACGCAGAATACTCGTGTGAAGTGGATGTGAACAGGAAGGGGTTTTTGGTTGAGGATGAGGAAATAAAAATATTGTCATCGAAATCCCAAGATTCTGTTATCGTAGATTCAGTCAGCAAGATAATTGGTGCTGACCAGAAAGGCGATAAGTATGTGGCTCCTCATATGAAGAAAAAGGGGTTGTATGGTGCTGGCACTGGCGGTTGGGCTAGTAGGTTAGTTGAGTTCTTAGCTTCGATTAACTATAACCCCATTGCTTTCTTCACGGAGTGGGTATTGAGTAGGCTGGTTGGGAATCCTGCCACGCAATTAATAAAGAAGGTTGTTCAGTCACTGAGTGCAGTGGTGAAGAACACGGGGGATGTGGTAAATGCCTTTGCCTTGGTGTGGCGCGCTTGCAGTGATCTTGTTCATGTAGCTTTGGCGCCTCTCCCCGACGCTGTGAACATCAAAAGGTTTGTTTCGTCCTCGGTTGACGTGATTGTTAAGTACGGTGGAGTGGGGCAAATTAAGGACTTCTTCTATGCGTCTCTGTCATACCTTCAGAGCTTGTACTCTGGAGCTTCACAAAGAGTGCTCCATGTTGTCAAGAACCTCTATGAATTCTGCCTTCAACCTTCGAATGGAGCTGTTATTTTTGAAGGTGTTGTCTCTTTGGTTCTGTCCCTCTTTAACCATGTGCCTGATCTGTTGATGGGTACTATTTCGATCAATTATTTTTTAGTGAAATTGGTCGGTCAAATAATTTTGGAGTACAACATTGCCAGTTACACGCATGATCGTGTGGGGCCCCCCGAAACTAACAAGTCAGAGTTTTTCCGCAGGTGTTGTGCCGCTCTAGCTGCCGCGGTCTCCACTAGGGGAGTGAAGTTCGATTGTGTCGGTGTTGTCCAACTTTCGACTGTTCTTCCCATGCTCACCCGCAAGCTTTTGGCTTGCGTGTTAGTGACCGACAATGCTCACATAAATTATGTCAGACATGCTGGTGATGACTTTCCAATCTTCACTTACTTGAGTGACTTGTTCTCTAGTGTGAGACACCTGCCCAATGAGCTGTGTACCTACATATGTGCCCAGGTTGGCGATTATATTAATCACCTTGGATTATCTGATCGCAGTGATTTGTCGATGACCTCTTATATAGCCTCTAAGTGTGTGAAGAGAATTTTTTCCACATTTTGTAAAGCACAGGTCACGCCGGCGGGTCAATCGACAGTGGAGTTGGTTACTTCTGCAGAGTCCTGTATTGAATCTTTGGGCAGCGCTGTTCCTCTTGATGAAATCGCCAAAATCGCTGAGGACGAGGTCGGTGATGGGTTAAGTCCTGTTTCACAACCTGTTAATGGTGAGAGTGCAACGAGTGAATCTCTTTTAAAACGGTTGTTGAGGAGATTTGTGGTGTCGGGTTTCTCCCTTTATAGGACTCGCCCAGGTTTGGGTGGTGGGAGTCGGTGCTCCAATGCCATAGTGAGATTTTTAAACTATATCAGTGGGTTAGTGCAGAGGGTCTTTTCCGCTGACCTCGTTACCAAAGCGTTGGAGAGTGTGAGGGCTTTTATCTCGTCAGTTGCCCCCAGGGCTCTTCTGTCCCTTGGGGCTCTCTCTGTGTCTGTGTCTGTGGGTTTTGTTTTTCCCAATTTGGTACCAGTACCTCTCTTTTTAAACCTTTTCACCGGCTCGCACCTAGCCTATACCTTGATCAGGTCGAATATTTTAAAGAGTGCCGACCTCTGCCGGAGGTTCGAAAGACGCCTTGGTGCCTCGCTATCACTTCGTAGTGAAATAGATATTGTTCTGGACGCCTCGGTTGACGAAGCTAATGTTAGGTTACCCAGACTTTTGGCTGCTCATTGGCCTGAGTACCCTGGGTTTGTGCCTGAATGTGATATTATATCAGTTAGCGACTACGACGATAATTTAACTGATGATTGTGATGATGATGAGGTTCTGTGCCACTCCTCCTTTTGGAGTCAGCTATCAGTCATTACACTCAAGGGGCTAAGCTGCCTGACTTTAGCTTTAAGGGTGGTCTTTGCGACGGGTGTTGTGAGTTGTGTCGCATACACTCCTAGTGCGATTGGTGCCACCATTTATGGGGTCTGTGGGCCGATTGTAGGGGGTTTAGTGTTGGGGTGTTTCCATGATTTGAACCAATTATCACCACACTCGTTAATTTCGCTAACTCTCACTTCCCTTTACTGCAACCTTTTTGAAAGTGTTTTCTTTTACCCAAAGATTGCTTTGAATAGGGTGAAAGTTTTATGTGGTTGTTCCCCAGATCCAATCTATCGCGATGATGTTGTGGCCGCTTTGTTGTTAAATAAGATACGCCAACTCACTGCGGAGCGCGATGGAGTGAACACACCTGACGGGGGTGAGGTTCCTGTTGGTCTCGGAGAGATGGCTGAAATCGCCGAAGAGGGTACCATTGGGATGAGTGAAGAGGACTTCACAGACTTGGAATCGGAGGTGGATGAGGCTCTCAGCACCATAAGTGCAGCAAATTCTGGTGGGCTTGGAGGGGGCTCGGCTGGGAGATGGTTTATCATCTCTCTCTTAAAAGCCATTAGCGTGAGTGTGCGAGCGTTTGTTAGGTTCTTCCCATTCAAACCTGTTGTTAAGGCAGGATTGTTGAGCACTGTCTCGACGAATAGGCTTTTGACCCAAGTGTGTGGTCATGCGCTTTTTACCAAGTGTTTTATTGTTCGAGATTTGATTGTGGTTGGTGAGCGCGCTAACAAGTGGGTTCCAAGATTGGTCGTTCCTATTGTAGAGTGGAAGCGCACACCCGAGTGTTTGCGGAGGAAGTTAAACGGGTTGTTAAAGGTGGTGGATGACCATGTGCTCCCTTTCTGTCGCAAGTATTTCTTTCTCGAAGCGGCGGTGATTAGGTGGGTGTGGAGTTGTTTACCCATTACATGGAAACCAACTTCCCGCCGCTTAACCACTTACCCAGCTCTCAGCATTAAGACTTATCATGAAGACGATTCTGAAGGAGCTTCAGGAAGTTCTAGTGACTTCATCAGCTCGGTTGAGAGAACGAAAGAAGCTTTACTTTTTAACGAGAGGCCAGTTAAAGTGGCGCCCCCTTTAGTGAGTGTGCCAACTATTCACCCTGTGCAGGGTGCGCCTAAAGAGGAGTCAGTAGCCGACGAGGGTGTTGGCAAGATTCCTTCCTCGAAAATAGACTTAATGCCTTTTGCTGAGGCGAAGAGGCAGGATGAGGTGCAGAGTAAAAAGATGCAGGTGAGGGCGACCCAGAACTGCATTCCCGCTAAACGGAAAACTTCTGGGTCTAAGCGGAAGGGCACTCAGATATCGAAGTACCTTGAGAGGCTCAATAACGAAGAGGGAGTTCCTACTTCCTATCAGGAAGCCGACCGGCGTTCTGAGTTTTACTCCATGACTAATTCCATAAGAGAATTTTATTACTCCCACGAAGTCGCTTTATACGAGCTGTTCATGAAAATGTCTGCCTTGTGGGAAGATGCTCTCATAGTTGACTTTGAACCTCAACTATGTAAAGCGACTAAAGAAGATGGTGTTTTTGTGATTAACTTCGACCAAGGTTTTGCCTATGGTGCTAATGGGAAGAGGTCACTGATGGATGGGAGGTTCATCAATGATTATGAATTTGTCTTTAACTCATCTGGTCTCTGCCCTACGGAAGTGGCTCTGAAGAAGCGGGGTGGGTTTTGTATTGTGCATGAAAACTTGAAATTTTTGGCTGCTAACGCCTTTTTACTCAACATGCCAAGCCGCTTTATAGAGTACACTAATGCTGAGGCTAGCGTCCGCGTTTTTGAAGCCCCGCCCGGGGGGGGAAAAACGTACGCATTAGTTGATACGTATGTGAGTCTGAAGAAAGACGGTAAGAAGTCAGTGGTTGTGATTACCGCTAACAAAAACTCGCAGGAGGAAATTGTTTCAAGGTGTGTGAAGACTTTTTGTGAGCGTGGTGTGGAGTATGTCAATGCGCAAAGGTTGTCAATGACCATCTACACTGTAGACGCTTATCTGATGCATCACACTAGTGTGAGAAGTGAAGTGTTGCTTGTTGATGAGTGCTTTATGATTCACAACGGCGCTGTGGCCGCCACCATTAATTTTACTGGAGCCAAGAAATGCGCCTTTTATGGGGATAGTAGGCAAATTCATTACATTCATCGTAACGAGTTGGGTATTTCAGAATACCACGATCTGAATATGTTTATTCCCGACACCAGTCGTGTGTATGGCGAAGTGTCCTACCGTTGTCCGTGGGATGTGTGCGAGTGGCTGTCCACTTTTTACCCTCGGCATGTGAAATCGATGGCTCGAGATTCGGTTGGTAAGTCGTCGATGAGCGTTAGTGAGATCACCAATGAGAGTGATGTTCCCGAAAGGCCGGGTTTCAAATACATTACTTTTACTCAAGCCGAGAAGCGTGATCTGCAAAAGAAATTCGATTTGAGTCGGTTTAAAACTGTGGTGCAAACTGTGCACGAAGTGCAAGGGGAGACATATTCAAACGTGGCATTGGTGCGCACTAAGTTCCAAGATGAAGCACCCTTCACTTCGTTAAATCACATAACTGTGGCTCTATCTCGCCACACTGATTCTCTCACCTATTACCACTTGGGGCAGAAGAAATTTGATGAGATTAATGGTCACATAAACAACGCCCGGAGGATAGTTGAGAATTTTAAAGGGTTGCCAGAGTCCCTCACCAGCTCCAAGCTTAGTTATGAGTTGGGACCGATGCATGAGCAAAGTGGGGAGTGTAAAGCGGCCTCCGCACCGTATGAGGTTATATCTCTTTTCCTTAATGATGTTATACCAGGATCAGCTACTGTGGATCTTGGAGACCTATCGGAAGAGCTCTCGCACACACCCTTTGAGAGTGGTTGTGATGATGTGGTTATAAGGGAGTCTTCTGCTGATACGCGCGGAACATCCGCGCAGGCTCCGCATCGCGTTCGGCTTTGTGAGGAGTCAAGCGATACCGAAGAGGCTCCCATCGCTCCAAGAGAACCTGCTGTCTTATGAGAGTAGGAATTATAACTTTTTGAAGAGTGAGAGGCACTGTGATCCCAAAGTGTTTGGTGAAGCTATGGCAATGGCCGTTTTGAAAAAGTGCTTCAATCTTGAGAAGTTCGCGACCCTTCGAGATGAGGTTATAGGTGTGTCTGAGTTAGCAACTGCTCAATGGGCCGCGAAGAGAGATGAGAATCAGCTTCGCAACGTTTTTAGAGATTTCGAGCGCCGTCATTTGGACATAGGGGCTGACGTTTCGAATTTCTCTCTGATGGTAAAAAGGGACGCAAAAGTGAAACTTGATGATTCGTGCTTGACCAAACATGCGCCCGCCCAAAACATCATGTACCACAGGAAGGCTATAAATGCTTTGTACTCCCCCTTTTTTGATGAGTTTAAGAATAGACTACTATGGTGTTTAAATTCCAATATAGTCTTCTTTACTGAAATGTCTAATTCTGATTTTGCTTCAGTGGTGCGTCGGCACGTGGGTGACGAAGATATATTTTATAAAGGGGAAGTGGATTTCAGTAAGTTCGACAAGTCGCAGGACGCCTTTATAAAGGAGTATGAGCGTGCCTTGTATTCGGCTTTCGGTTTTGATGCTGAAATGCTGGAGCTATGGATGTATGGTGAGTACAGGGCTCACGCCACAACGACCGATGGATCCTTGTCTTTTGATGTTAAAAACCAACGCAGGTCGGGTGGCGCCAACACTTGGATCGGTAATTCCATTGTGACCTTAGGTATTCTTGCGATGTACTATGAGGTCGACAGGTTTAAGTTGCTCACCATATCAGGCGACGATTCTTTGATTTACTCCAACACAAAAATCGCCAATCATTCGACTCAGATATGTTTGGAAACGGGTTTTGAGACTAAATTTATGACTCCGAGCGTCCCGTATTTTTGTTCGAAGTTTGTTGTTCACACGGGTTCCTTCACATATTTTGTTCCAGATCCTTACAAATTGCTTGTCAAGTTAGGAGCACCTTCTAAGTACATCACCGACGCGGGGCTTTTTGAGACATTTGTGTCTTTTCGTGATTTGACTCGTGACCTAAATAACCAGCTCGTGGTGGAACGCGTCGCAATGTTAGTTGAGGAGAAGTATAATTTTAAGTCGGGTTTCACCATCCCTGCTATTTGTGCTCTGCACTGCCTGCGGTCTAATTTTTTGTCCTACAGTAAGCTTTTTCCTGTGCAGAGAGGATTCTTCAACTCGACCTATAGCGAGATCCGCTCTCTGCGGCGGTTGGTGCCGGGTCTTTTGGTTACTGCTTATCGGTGTGCTGGGGAAAAAAGGTACTTTAGTTATCTTAAGAGTTCTATTGATGAGGATCCCCCACCGTTAGCTTCTGTAGTTAAGAGTTATTGACATCCTTCGCATTGTTCTCGCTGAGAACGTTTGTTTCATTTGAATGATGGCTTCGAGCGCAGTATCTCGCATTTGTGATGTCTCAACTATAGCCGACTCTGTGGTGACGTCTTCGGATAAGCTCGTGTTTGAACTGAGCGCGTCGGAGCGATGCTTACCTGGGGAGGTATTCTTCTTTCGCTTTGAGCAGCTGGGTGGTAATGCGGCCATTCTTCTCTTTTCATTAAGTCCTGATGGTAAAACAATAGTTGAAGAAAGGTATCAGAGCCCGCAGGATGGTTGTGTAAAAATAGGGCGCAGGGTGAAGTTTCTGGGTAGAACTAGTGTGGTTAATCTGTGTGTGACTGGCGAGTGTGCTCAAGTTAGTGTGAGTGATAACGCCGCTAAGGAGTTCTTCACCTTTCGATTGCCAGTATCGTGTAAAGTTTTAGTGGGCACCGAGATTGTGTGTGCGGCTTCTGGTTCTACTGTTGGTGACCTAAGGTCGGGGTGGTCGTGTAAGGAACTTTCTAATAGTAGTGCGGTTGAACAACCGCGGAGGTTCACCACGACCACCACCGCGACAACTCCGCTAAGAGAGCTGCCACCGTCCACTCCTTTCGTTGAATTGTCTACTCCTTTCAGGAATTTGGGAGAAACGGAACACTCCTCCACTTGTGTTGATGACACGTGTGTAGCTAGTGTCTTATCTCTGTTGTTGGTCATGGTGTTAACAGCTATAATCGTTGTGGTAGTGTCTCGCGGACGTCTCTGACGTTAGCGGTGTTTATAATGGATTGTGCTGAACGCTCTTTTTTAGATTTTACGATAGGGGTTGTTTGTCTGTTTGTGACCGGGTTAGTGATTGCTTTCTTCCTTTACTTATATAAGACGAGGAAAATTGTTGGGCAGTTCGCTGCGCGAAGAGACTTAAGGGAACCTCAGCCGGCTCGCGCTTTGAACGGAGGAGGTTTCGCTGCTGTGGTCTGAGGTGATGGTGGTTTTCGGTTTAGATTTCGGCACGACCTTTTCAACGCTTGCCTTAGCAACTGATACGGAATACGTGTTGCTGAAACAATCCGATTCGGCGTATATACCCACGGCCCTCTTTCTCCCTTCTTCCAATACTACTGACGCTTACTATGGTTATGACGCTGAGTACGCGAACCGTAGTGGTGCACCTGGGTGGTTCTTTAAAGATCTTAAGAGATGGGTGGGGTGCACTGAGAAGTCAGTTACCAAGTATGTAGATAAGTTGTCACCGTCGTATTCTATCAAGGTAACTAATTTGGGCAATAGTGCTGCTAGCACCATCATGCTGACACCGTATGGTCAGAAGGAAGCGCCGTATTTTAATTTACCTGACTTGATAGCCTTGTATATTAAGTGCATCTGCAGCGATGGGGAGCGTGCGTTTGGCGTTAAATGCACAGGATGCGTGTGTTCTGTGCCAGCGGGTTACAACACGTTGCAACGCGCATTTACTGAAGCCTGCGTGCTCTTAAGCTCTTACGTGTGCGTCTATATTCTCAACGAACCTTCAGCAGCGGCGTTGGCAAGTGCTCCGCATTTGGACTCGACTGACAAAAGATTGTTAGTTTACGACTTCGGTGGAGGGACTTTCGATGTCTCAGCTGTGACCGTTGCTAAGTCCACGTTTGTGGTTAAAGCCTCGGGTGGTGATATGACTCTCGGAGGTCGCGACGTCGATAAGGCTTTGTCCGACGCTCTGAAGAAGAGGGTGGGTTCGGACTACCCTGGTGAGATAGACGTGACAGCTTTAAAGGAGGCGTTGTCAGTGCAACACCAGGCTGTTAAGTTTGAGGTTCCGAAGGGCACAGGCTATGTGTCGACACTTGTTGACATGGACTTACTACGAGAACTTTCAGCCCCGTTTATAAATCGAACCGTGGACATTCTTGAGAAGACTCGAAAAAAGGCGGGTTTTTTAAAAACCGATGACGTTAAACTTGTGGTTGTGGGTGGTAGCTCAACCTTACCTGGACTGAAAGAAACTCTTGGAAAAATTTTAGGAGTGGTCGGTGTTGTAAGTTTAGCAGACCACAGAGCTGCAGTGGCTTGTGGGTGCGCTTTGTACGCGCGGGGAATATCAACAGACAGCTCCATTCTGATGGTGGACTGCGCCACAAGTAACATATCGATTTCGAGTTACCGTGGTGATTCCATTGTGGTCATCCCAGCTGGGTCACCAATTCCATTCGACGGTGAGAGGGACATTGAGATGCTCAACGCGACGACCACTTCGACGTATAATGCCCGACTGTTCGAAGGAAACTTTATGAAGTGTGCGTACAACGAGCTGATATACTCAAAGACGATCGAACTTCGTTCGTTGGGGGTAGTTGCTCAGCAACCCACCTCTGCTAAATTGAAGCTTCTGACCAAAATTGATTCCGTCGGGAAGATCTCGTTCAGTATACTCGGTCCCTCGGGTGTGCCGTATTACGTTCAAGGAAAACCTCATTATGATTTGTCGAATCTAAAGGGTCCACAGCGCAACCTTGTGCGATTGAACGCTAAACTGAGGAGGGAAACGCGATTGTTACTTGCCGCTACAATAAACGGAGTGTGTCGGCAGAGTTACCCACTTTTTAAAACACAGTTGGATGAGGTGTTAAAATCACCTTCTGCAGACGACGATTTAGCTCTCTTGCAAGCCGTACCGTATATTACCTCAGAGTGCTTAAATGTCGCTGACTCACGAATGGGGGAGCTTGTTTCGGGGCGTTTACGGGGAACCGATGTGGAGTCAATTCCTTTCTGATGCCGCTAAAACTTACAACAGTAGTGTTTTTCAGGAGGACCACGTCACAAAAGATAAAACAAAAATACTCGCAAAAACTTTGCGGAGTGCTCCGATGGGTTCTCGAGACCATGAAATAGCACTACTTCATCATTCTAACAACATGACGGGTTGGAGTGAAATCTGCGGCATTCCGAAAGCCATGTTTTTACAAGGAAGTGAAGAGGTGAGATCGGATGTGACTCTCTTTATGGATGTCGACCCAACAAAGGTAGGGTGTAGATTCTCGATGGACACTGTAAAAAATTTTATAGTCGATACTTGTGGTGAAAAGGACATAGCTAAAGTGCGTGTGGAGCACTCCTGGGCTCTCTCGAACGCGTGTGGTAAACTGACAGATGCCGATGATTTGCACGAATACAAAGCGATGGTTTTCGGGGAGAAATCGAAAGATTCGGTGATTGATGCAGTCGATTGCCCGTTCGGCGACTACTTAAGTCATTGTCTGGGTCTGTACAAAAAATGTACCGTCGCGACGGACAGCGAGATGAGGGTGCGAGCGGAGTTCTTTAAATATATGGCTGAGATCGTCAATGCTTACGATTTAAATTACAATGAACCGAGCGATAATCCTGTGCTTACGGGAATCATGCTTGACTTTGTTCTTAGTAGGAAGATCTTTCCTTCGTCGTACGCAGTCAATTTAGCCAATTTGCGGAAGTTCATATACGATTTTTTACCCATGATTTTAAAAGTGTGGGTGGTGACTCCAAGGGATGTTCATTTTGATGAGAGGCTGATTCCACCATGCGAGTTAGTTGATTTAGCGATGGATGTACCTAAGTTTAACTTCCACGATCTCAACACCGTTATTAAGGGTAAATTGCGCAGTTTGGAGATTGAGTGCGAAGATCCGGATATGAATGTTATTTCTGAGATCGTTTTTTCGAAGTTGGAGGCGGATAACAGGAATGTGGACAAACATCTCCTGAGAGAGGCACTGTTTCTCTATTATGGGAAATACTGCACTGCGAAGACCCGCGTGGTGCCGCGACCTTCCAGATTTCGAGTGTCTGGTGTGGAGGTCAGTTTTACTGCTGTGGAGAGCTGGTTCTCACGAGTGCAATTCGCGGAATTGAACATAAATTTTAGGCGGGATTTCATGTCACACCATGCTACAGAAGCTCTTCAAGTTTACAAAAAGTTTGGGGTGAAATATCCTCCTAAATCTGACTACATTGTTCCTCTAAATATGGCATACCTGAATTTCGACTTCTACAAAGGGGTGAAAGATAGTGGTGTCAATGAAGAAGAACATTACCATCTAAAGAAGATCTGTGCCGCGGTTGACGCGAAATGTAGGGGTCTATATTCCTTGCAAAAGGTTTCAGAGAACGACGTCCGACGCCGAGTTGGAAAAAGGGGTCGACGGCGGAGGGGGGAACTTCGAACACCCAACGCTTGATAGATTGGGTAGCGTGTGCACTCTGTGGCACGCCGATCAGTTTGTGACTGTGATATCAACACGCCGGCTAGTGAAAAGAAAATGTCCTCCGCTTTGGGAGACTCGAAAACTTTAATACCGTTTGTGGCGACGCCAAGCGACGAATCAGCCAAGACTCTTGCTGGTGCTTTCGACATCAACAGTGTTGAAGAGAATTTAGATGAGAGGTACACTCAGGCTGAAGTGACGGAGGTACTTCACCGACTTGAGACTTTCCTTGTGACCACGTATAAGATAGACACCAAGCACTTTGCTCACCATCTAGCGGCTATTATAAAGAGAGCAGCGACTTTGACGACAAGCACAAAAGTTGTTTACAGAGACCGAGTGGGTATTAGTTACAAAGTTGAAGGGGTGCGCTATGAACTTAACGATATGAAGGTTTTTGGGTTCATAAGGGCGGCTTTTACGACAGCAACTAACCCTAATCCACTGCGCAAACTATGCTGCACTTTTCAGGACTTGCTCCTCTGGATGGCGAGTGAAAGACCCGAAATGTTTGACAGCAGAAGGACAACGAAACTTGGGGCTCCAAAAGGGAAAAGCTATCTAGCCACCGATTTTTTGTCAGGCAACTCCAAATACAACTCGGAGCGTGACAGGGCTATAATAATTCGATGTGCAGAGGTGGCTCTCACCGCTCCGCAGTCCGTGGAACATGGCGAATTGGTAAGCCTACGTGATATAGGAAGGTATATATGAATATCTTTAACGTGAACGTACACTGTGTGAACGCTCATGATATTTGATTATCACGAGCACAAGTTTTAATTTCTTACTCATACATACACGATCAATCACGCAATATGGCTTTGGTCGACGATTTTACCGATTTGGGGACTATTGTTGTTGCCGATTCGACAGCGATGTCCTTTGAGGGTAGTAAAAAGGTTGCGGAGGAGTTGGTCTTTGAATTGAAAAAGACCAACAACTTATTTGATGTCGATAAGTTGAAAACGCACTGGGCGATGGTGCTCTACAGGATGGCTCTACTCACAACGTCGCCGTTAGCTAAATTATCTAATGAGATAACTAGCTACAAAATAGGCGATAAAGAGTTTTCGTTTTCAGACGATCAAGTTTTTAATTTTCTCAAAAACCATCCTAAGTCCTCTAAGTATCCGAATTTTCTGCGTTCATGGGGTCTGGGTTCGGAGACCGTTTATTTGGATTTCATGCGTCGTAAGAAGGATACTCTCCATTTCACTTCGCGTGCGACAAGGATTGCTTTACCTGAGGGTTATGAGTTTTTGTGTGCTGACTTTCTAACTGCAAACAATCTCAAAGACAACAAGGAAAGAGAGATATGGCGGCTAGCTCGCGATATGGCTTTGACACCCAAAGAAGGTAGCGACCCAGTTCAATCTATCACTTCATTGACGCAGTTGGGTTTAAAAACTCAAGGGGGTTTATACCGCTGAGGATGTATTTCTCTCCTCTGCCCTTGATGACTTTGTGCGTTCTTTATATTATGATTATGGCTCCCGACGCATATACGTCGAGAGCCATTTTTAGTTATCTGCTGTGCAGGTCAATTCTTTCAGTGTTTTCGTCATTTGCTGAGCTATTTTTCAATCTCTTTTACGATGGATGTGAGCATTGTGGAAGGGGAAGGTGAATTGGCTTACTTTTCAGCTTACGTAGTGAGACAGTGGAACGTGTACTATGTGCACGCTCGACTAAATGACCCCTCTCCGCTTGCGGAGTGGAGTAACGCCGCCATTATAAGTGGACGCCGCATGTTATTGAACGATGGTTGTTCGTACGTCACTTTGGATCACGCTGACTGTGAAGACGCGATCCATGATGTGCTTCGAGCCGCCGGGGACGCTGTTGGGGTTTGTCTGACGGATATCCACGGGATTGTGAGGTCGCGAGCGCCTGCACCCGACCGTCCTTTGTCGCGAGTGGTTTTTGTTATGGAGGGTAGTGTGAGGGTCGCTTTGTCTAACACGGCGACGCCAGTGACAGTCACCTATTTCTTTAAAGCATCAGCCTCGAAGTTCACTTGCGGATTTTTCGAAGGAGATTTCATTTCGTGCTTGGAGTATGCAGCGCGTGGTAGTGATTATATAAGTATTGAATGCAACGTTAGTAGCTCTGCCTAACCTTTATCTGTTGGTTTGCGCATTGTGTTATCCTAATTCCTAATCATGGTGCTTGTGAAATCTATCGCTTTCAGTTCGAGTGAAATCGAGGCGATGGGATGTTATGGAATTTACATGCGATTGACACCGAGAAACGGAGTGTACTACATCTTTCGTAAAAATGGTGATGGTCTTAGCATTCGCTATGTCACCGTCACCAAGCCCTCGACCGAGTGGGTGAAAAGGGAGGGTGACGACACACCGCTAACGGGTGAGCGATTTTTGATGTCTTTACTGGTTGACCCAGAGGAAGAGGAGGTTAAATTGGTCGTCGATTCGACCACCGAAACATACACTGCAAAGTTGCCTCTTCTCCCGGATTCTTCGATTTGCTTTAACTGTGAGATACCTGCTTTCATCGCGGACTAAGCTCAGCCTTACCGCTAACCATTTATGTCTAAGTATTAGTTTACATCAAACTTTGGCTTAAGGTTGATGTGATAGTGTGATTACTGGGTTTGAAATTCATCGAGATTGTGGTGAAGTCAGCGCAATATGAGGTCGTACTATTCTCTGGATAATTTCCGTGCCTTTAGCACTCTTATGACAGTGCTGCTCAGGGTGGTGAGTGATGACCACTTTGATCTGACTCTTTTCGGACACTACTGCAAGGTGCTTTCTGAGCGCCTGGCCGTTGTGATGGCAATGAAAGCCGACATACTCTCCACGTCACAAGATGGTGACGCTGAGGGGGCCGCTCTCAAAACCACTGAGATGCAGGTCATCAACAAACAGGCTGTTGATGTTACCATAGCTCTCCGGAAGATCTTACTTCATAGGATCCTGCGCGTCTTTTCCGCCAGGGATACTTTTGAGTTCGTCCTACAAACTTACTGCCGTCTGAACGGCGTAGACCGCGCCGCTGGTCTACGAGCTAAAGCTCGTGATGCGTGGCAGCAGGTACGTGTTTATTTGGGGACTCTTTACGGTCTGGATATACAGTGATACAACCTTTCCCGCTTATGGTATTTGTGGGGAGAAAATACCACTCTTTCGAGTGGAGGATAAGTATGGTTTGACTTGTCCGATCACTATGTTCGGCCACATTTTAACGGGCACCAAAGATCCAACTGATTACATGGATCTTGAGGAAACAATTGAGCACAAATGTGCTGTTGGTGGCCAATCGACCGGTCCTGAGGTCGATTGCAACGTGGTTAACGACGTTGTTTCGCAGGATGGTGCTACAAGCACTGTTACTGCGGAACACGAAATGACCGCATAAATGTAATCGCAAAGTCTATATGTAATATAGTTAAGGAGGGGTACATGTTCCTTTAACCTCTTCATTAGTTTAAGCTTATACTGAGTATATGGATCTCAAGCGAGATCGTAGTGTGTACTAATAAAACCTTCCGATAAAAAGAATGTGTTTAACATTCTTACCTTTCGGAAAGAAAAATAAAAGGTCC